GACAACGTGTTTGTCAGGTAGATGTCTAGCGGATGTAGTTGGTGATGGATCTGTAACAAAGATATTCATTCTGATGATCTCCAGTCTTTTCTCATTGTAACATATGTTTCGGATTTTGCAACAACATCACGAACTCTTTTAAATATTTTTGCTGACTCAGCATATTTACTTGTAGCATGATCTGTTTCTTGAGGTAGAACCTCCTTAGTTCCTTTCTTATACTTTCTGCCTGAGTTGTGATTTGCATATCTTCTTGATCTAGTAAATCCCATCTCTAGAAATTTACGACACATATCCATACCAATAAAATCTTGATCCTTTTGATATTCTACATACATGCCATAAATTTCATGACTAGAAATTATTGCATCATGTGGAGTTTTGAATTTCCAATGAGCACATATATCGTTAGTATAAGGGCGAACCAGTAGAACCCCTTGCTCCCCTCTTCCAATACGATATAGTTTACGAGTCTCCTCGTTTGTAAAATCAAGTCTCTTGTAATCGAGTTCATAATTAAATTCTTTCATAATCAATAAACTGGTATTCAGTAAATTTATAGACTCCACGATAGTCTGGAAACATCTCTCTGAGTTTTCTTGAGACAGCAAGTCTACGTTCAAAGCGATTCATTCTCTCGACTTGTCTAGTGTGTTTTCTTAATATACTCTTCATGTGTTCTATTTAAAATAACGATGCGTCCGTTTTCAATCATAAATTGTAGATCATCATCGTGACTCCACATTAGTTCTTCATAAAGTGCGTTCAGTCTACGCATATCATCATATAAGTCGTTAGGCATTAGCGATTCATTTTGGTCTCAATGTTTTCTTTGATGCTACCCATATCAGAATAAGAAGCATTCATACCTGACATATTACCAGTATATCTGTCAGTGTGCATTACCTCATCAAATCCAGACCTTTCCAGTATCTTTCCTTTGATTTCTAATTGTTTCTTTTCCTTTTGTATACGTCTTAAAAAAGCATAGTATATAATCTGTGTGAAATAAGCAAAAGGATTCTTTGATTTTTCGGGATCAAAGTTGTCTATGTACTGCAAGCAGTTTTCTATTCCATCACAAATCATATCCTCTCTAAACATATAGTTTACAAAGTTTGGTTTGTATGAGAGATGCGTTGCGATCTTTAAAAAACAAGACCCTAAGTAATTCGTAACTCTGGGTCTTGCTTCTCCCGCTTCTTCGGCAGCATGAACTTTCTGACGATAAACAGTGATCGCAGCGAGAAATTCTTTGTTGTTTACATAGTACTCGGTTTTTTTTCTTTTCATTACTGCGTTGAATGATGTCTTTAGTATAGCAAATGAAAGGAGTTTTGTAAAGGTACTTGACAAACTGTTAGATAACCAGTACACTAACCGTGTAGCGGGTTTAAGGTTGATCTTAGCTCTTTTTAAAAATATCCTCTAAAGACTTCTTGAATTTAGAGACTGACCCGACATAGCCTGACTTCCTAGGTAACTTGTCTGCAGTGTTTGCTAAGGTTTTACCACTCTTTATTCTTTCTAATGTCTTTACATAAAATTCTTTTATAGAAGGATCTACTTCAGACATTGTTACTATATGTTCTCGATTCATAACATACAAGTCTTCAAACGTCGCCGACATCCATTCCTTGAATGCAAAACCAGCAATTTCTAATGCACCCTTCCTTGACCTCTGTACTTCTACTAGAAGTGGATCCTCTAACATAACCTTATCTTCATCCTCAAGATAGATAACCTTTGCTACTATCTCTTCACCAGTTACGATTTTTATTGTTGAATAAAATTCTTCGTCTTTCATATTAGTTTGCTCTAAGGTTTACTCTTATAACTTCATACTTAAAATTTTCAGTATTGTATATGTTTACTCTTTCATTCAAATGCTTCAGCGTATAGTTCTGTCCACCAATGTCATCTGCAATGTCATACAACGTTGCTATGTCCTTACCTTCTCCTTTTCTAAGAACTCTACCAATTGATTGTAGGTTTCTAATTCTGGACTTTGATGGTGAAGCGAACACGATGTTGTGAAGACGCTTAATGTTAATTCCAGTTGAGAAGGTGCCGTAAGAGGCAACGATAATTGCATTAGATTCCGTCTCTGTAAGATTGCGTACTTCTTCTCGATCTTCTACGTCAGTTCCTCCATGCACAAAAAATACTTTACGTGCGGAGTCTACATTACTATTTATTAGTTCGTATAATGGTGTACCATGTTTTTCTACGTAGTTAAATAGTACTAGGGTGTTACCATCTAGATCTTTGACTAGATTTTTTATGAGGTTATTTCTACCTTTATGCTCCACAAGATATTCTATCTCATCTTGATATGATTCAAAATATTGCGGAGCATGTTTACAAAGTAGGATTTTTATCCTAAAATTAGAAAGGTAACCTTCCTTGATTAGATCATCTGTTTTAGTTACTTGTTCACACTTGCCAAACAAACCTTCTAGTACCCACTTGTGAGTCTTACTCCCATCTAGAGTACCAGTAAAACCAAACCTATACTTGGCATTGTGTAACTTAGTCATGATACCTGTCAATGACTTTGACTTAAAGAGATGTGCTTCATCACCAATCACACAATCTATATCATCAAAATATCTTTTAGGAAATTTGTAGATAGATTGCCAAGTTGATATTATAATAGGTTTGTCAGTATTCTTATCTTTACCAGAATAAATTTTATGTACAAAGTTGTCAGCACTCCACCCGTAAGAAATAAAATCATTGACCATCTGCTCAACGAGGGATGTAGTTGGGACGACTATAAGTATCTTCTTTGCGGTGGCAGCATAGTATCTGACTATGGAGTAGATCATAAGAGACTTCCCAGAACCCGTAGGAGAAAGAAGTAACTTACGATTATATTTTAAAGCTTCATACACCGCATTGTATTGATAATCTCTAGGTTCTATCTTAGAGATTTTTTTCATGTATTGTTTTACTGCTGGTAATGAGACTAGTTTATTATCCTGACTTAGATCTCCATACCAATCATTCTTTTCATACTCTACAATATATTGTTTCTCTGCTGCCCATACCTGTAGATGATCTAACAACCCATGATACAAATCTCCTGTAGCAGGGGAGTATAGACGTATAGTTCCATCCCAATATTTGTATCTGGGATTTCTTTTTAAAAATTTTGCTTCTGGAACTTCAAATGTGAAGTAGTCCGCTAATTCTCTATGGACGTACTCTTCATTAGAATGAATAGTTATATAAACTTCATTCTTTTTCTTTACTGTAAGATGTGTCATTATTGTCCATTAACAAATTTCTCCCACTCAATGGCACTCTTTACTTGAAAACCTCTATTTGATATTTGCTTCATAACATGATCTAGAAAGTACATCATCTGTTCTAGATACTTGATCTTTGCTTCTAGATTGATGATCTCATCATCAGACTCTATGTAGACCTTCATCTTTTCAGTTGTCTTTATATGTGATCCAAATGGTTTAGCAGCATACGTCTTAGCATCTGCTTCACCAGAATAGTATTCACGTTTGTCCTTTACTAATTTACGAATTTCAAACTCTAGAGAAGTTTTTATTTGAGATATGTCAGTGTAATGGTTTAAGTATTTATTGTGTTGGAAAGGTATGTCTAATGCGAGTTGTCCTAAGTCAGCACTATATTGTTTGTTCTTAAATTGAAAGTCTACATGACTATCTTCTGCCCATTCTTCTCTAAGTTTTTGAAATTTATTATGAAGAGAATCAAAATTCATATTTTCTTAAATGTTTTATCACGTAGGAAGAACTGCTGATGTTTAAATGTAACCTGTGCAGTAATGTACTCTACATCTCCTATTGTAGCATCAAATTGCAAATTTGTCAGTGCTACAGGGAATAAATTCTGATAGTCTACTACAAATGCAGGGTTGAATGCACTGGTGGTTATCAGTAATTGACCATTAGTAAATATATCTTCCTCTGGTGTCTCTCTCGCCATCTGATCCGCATTACCATTGTCACGCATCCATTTGTATATACTGTTGTAGTTCTTTAGATCTTCATCTACAATAAAGGTCACTGAAAGATCACCAAACTCTACTCCTCCACCAGGTATAATAGGCAAGTTTCTAAATTGACTTGCTACCTGAGTACTAGGCATGTTGATATCAGGAAGGTTTGCTGATTGACAAAAGAAATCTACACCTTCAAACTTTTCTAGTTTGAGGATAAAACCAATAGGGTTTAAAAAGTTTCTATTGGTTGGTTGTTCTTTATACCAATCTGCTCCGCCTAAAGGCATGTTAATATCTCGACTACTTAGTATTTATGTTTGTCTTAGCACTTCGTCTTTTAGTTTATCTACTACGTCTTGTACGACACTCACATCAATACCCATAAACGGAGGTATTAAACCTAACACTCTGAATAGACCATCAGCAAACAAGGCAATAAATGCAAACCCTAGTGCCATACTAATTAGACCAGCGTTTCTATTGTGTTGGTTGATAGCAAACTCAATCATATCTTCAACTTCTTCTTTACTAACCATAGTTTGTTTCTTGGTCTTAAAGAATGGTTTTTCGTATGCTTTTTTTACTTTGTTGTCTTGAGAAATTAGGTTTCTTCCGTATTGAGATAACATGTCGTTAGTTTTTAGGTAGTGTTTAATTTTGTTATTCATCTAGATCATCCTCCTCGTCCCAGACGATGTAAGGTCCGTGTTGCATTCGTTTTAGTTTATCTGTTTCTGAACTAAATCTCATGGTTTCAGTAATCCACAGTGAAATTTTAATTACAAGAAATATCACCAGTAACGGTGATAAGCATAACAATAGTATAACAGATGATTGATTCATTGCCAATAATCGTCCATGGATTTTTTTACTCTACTTATATTTAAGCATAAAAAAAGGGATCCCGTAGGATCCCTGTTTGTGTTTCCTAACAATGTTAGGGAGTTTTCCACACTTATGTTAGATTTGCTACTCTAACTCTTCTGTAGTACTGGTTCTTACCGTGTGTAAGAGCTTCAGCATCAGGAGTGCTTCCGTTAAGTACAAATGGGTTAGCAACCATACCGTATCTAGTCTTGAAACCAATTTTTGGTTGGAAGGTAGATGGGTCGATGCTTCTTAACATCTGTAGGGGCACATATGGACAATAGAATAATCCAGCATCGTAAGGTGATGTACCTTTGTATCCTACAACATAGTAGTGTGTATTAGATACGTTTGCTGAGTAAGGGTCAACATAAACTTTGATGCGACCATTCATTGTACCAACTAAAAGGTTACCTGTGTCGTCTACTTCACCAATTGAAGGACCACCAGCACCTGTTAAACCAGAAGAGTAGTCTAGAGTACCAGACATAGCAAGAGCAGAAGCAACGTCTGCAGATGTTAGGATAAAGTTACCCTTTCCTCTACGAGTTTGCTGTGCGATTGCGTTTGCATCTCTTTCGATTTGGAACATAAGTCCTTTGAATTTCTCAACTGACCATCTTCCGTTACTATCTACGTCTAGATCAAATACACCAGCGTTTGCAACGTTGTTTTGTGCACCTGACTTAGCAACTGTATAAACAGTTCTAACAACCTCACGGTTGATTTCAGCAAGGATCTCACTTGATAGTAAGTTAGCAAGTTCCTGCTCTGCATCAAGACCGTGAATTGCTTTCAAGTCTTGTGCTAGTTCTAGAGTGTACTCTGCCTTTAGTGCTCTTGTTTTAGCAGTAACAGAAGTTTTCTCTATACTGAAACTCATCTCGTTAAAGAGAGTAGATCCAGAACCTAGAACTTCAGCGTCTTCTCTAGCGATATTACCAGCAGTACGCTCGTAGTTACCAGCAGTTGTACCACCACCAGATGTATCGTTAAGTAAACCTGGGTTAGCATCTGTTGAACCACCGTCTCCAAGAGGAGATGCAG